GCTCGCCTTGCGCTGGCCAGGGCGGACCAGCTCCACACCGCCCTCGCGGGTGCCGATCGGCAGGACCCCGCGATAGCGCGCCATGCGGGCGATCGCCTCGAACACCGTCTCACCCTGCTGCAGGGCGAACCGCTTGAACGGCGCGCCCACGTCGGCCGACACCTTCAGCTCGAGGCCGAACGGCTTCAGCAGCTCGCGGGCGATCTGGTCCAGGGTCCGGTTGGACCAGGTGCCCGGCTTGTGGATGGCGGAGCAGTCGACCAGGTCGGCCGACTTGTCCCGGCCGGCCACGCGGATGGAATGCTCCTCCGGGCCGAACATGGGCTCGTGGTCATCGATCCAGCCGGACAGGACCACCTCGTCCCCGATCAGGACCTCGCACGCCTCGCCGGCCTTGATCTCCCACCTGGTGGTGTCGCCCGGCTCGCGCTCGGTGAGATCGAGCTCGAACTCGCTGGCGCAGGCGTCCAGGGCGGTGTCCACCATGACGGCCGTCCAGCCTTCATACCGTTTGCCGCCCAGGCGCAGGCTCACCTTGTCAGCCATTGGTGAGCACCTCGAGCGCCTGGCCGCCGGGCGTGAAGCCTGGGCGGCGGATCCGATTCCTGGCCACGATCTCGGCCTCGCGGCCGGCGTCGTCGTAGAGCCGGTGGGCGATCACCAGGGCCGGCTGGGTCTGCGCCGGCGTGTAGGCGTAGAGACGGCGCAGCGAGCCGCCGCGGGCGGTGACGTCGCGCACCATGGCCAGGCGCAGGGTGGTGAACGCGCGGGCCACGTCGTCGCGGCCGGCGTCGGCCGCCTCGAGCGCGGCCACGTCCAGCGCCTCGGCGACCTCGTCCCGCCGATCGACGGCGTCCTGGTAGGAGGCGAACGCTTCGCCGGCGACGGCCTCCACCACGGCCACGGCGGCCGCCTGGCGCACCAGGATGACCAGGGCCTCCTGGTTGGTCGCCTCCTGCTGGCGCGACGGCGTCGTGGCCACCACGGGCGCGAGATCGCCGCCCCACGTCACCAGCGGCAGCAGCGCTAGGCCCATCTGCGCCGGCGTGGAGGTGAGGCTCGCCAGCGCCATGGTCGCGGCCGTGACGGCGGAGGCGAGCGCCGGGGGGTTGGCCACCAGGCTCTCGCCGGCGGACGTCAGGACCGCATTGGCGGTGGCGAAGGCGGCGAGCTGGGCGCCCGCGCCGGTCGTCAGGCTGGCCGCGGCCGCGTAGGCGCCCGCGAGGGTGCTCAGCAGGCTCAGGGCTGCAGCCGGGACGAACGCCGGGAAGCCCGTGGTGGTGAAGGTCTCGGAGAAGGTAGCCGAGGATCCGCTGGACAGGTCGGACGCGGCCGATCGCGCGGCGGCCGCCGTGTCCGCGGTCACTGCCGGCGTCGCGGCGTCGCCGGCCTCTACGAAGGTGATGGAGAACGCCGCGTAGCCGCCCTCCGCCGACGACTCCATGGTCTGGTGGTCGAGCACGCACACCTGCAGCTCGCCGCGGTAGGGGTGGACCAGCGTGCCGGGCCCCTCCGCCTCGATCGCCGCCTCCAGGGCGTCGCGCTGGGCCATGTAGTCGGCGCCCAGGACGAACGCCTCTACCTGGAAGGTCGGTGCGCGGCGGCCGAGATCCTCCACCAGCGGAGTGTCCCGCTGCGGAAACTCGAACAGCGCCTGGCGCCGGCCCTTGCGGGCGCTGGCCGAGAGCACCTCGAACCCGACGCCGCGGAAGCTGCCCGGCTGGAGATTGTCGCGCCAGCTCATCGGCGGCTGCCTCCGGCCGCGCCCCGGTAGGCGGCCGCGCGCAGGTTGTCGCCGGTCGTGCGCACGCTGCGAACCCGGGCGCGGGCGCCGCCCTCGCCCTCCACCCGGACGCGGACGTCGACCGTGCCGTCCAGGCGGGTGCGGCCTGGCGCGGCAGCGCCTCTCGAGGTGGGCGCCGCCGGAGCGCCGGCAGGCCCGCGGCCGCCCCGCGCCGCGGCCGTCCGCGCTTCGGATCGCTCCACGAAGCCGCGCAGGTTCAGCCCGTCCAGGATCCGGGTGGGGTTGAGGTTCTTCAGCCAGCCGGAGATGCGGCCGATGCTCGAGGAGAACACGCCCTCGATGCGGCCCCACAGGCGGCGGAAAAACCCGACCAGGGGCTCCCAGTTGGCGGCGATGATGCCGAGCGGCGTGTGAGCCTTCAGCTGGGTCCATATCCAGCTCAGGGCCGGGCCGATCACCCCGCGGACCCGCGCCCACACCCCGCCGATCACGCGCGACACCGGCGCCCAGTTGCGGACAATGATGCCGACCGGCGACGCCATGGCGACGGCCGCGACCGCGGCGCGGGCGCCGGCGCGCACGATGGCGCCCACGTTGCGCCAAAGCGAGCTGAAGAACCGGCTGATCGGCCCCCAGTTGCGCACCACCACGCCGATCGGCGTGAACTCCATGATGACCGCGCGCAGGATCCGGAAGGCCGCCACGGTCACCGAGGCCGCCGCGTTCCAGACGCCGGCGAAGAACTCGCGCAGCTGGCCCCAATTGCGGACCAGGAAGCCCAGGGGCGTGAAGCCAGCCAGGGTGGAAAGCACGCCCCTGGTCTCGCCTGTGAAGATCCCGCGGATCGAGCGCCAGAGGCCCCTGAAGAACTGGGTAAGAGGCCGCCAGTGACGGATGACCAGGCCGACCGGCGTGAAGTTGAGGAACAGGGCCGTCAGGAATCGGACCGCCGGCGCGGTGGCCTGGACGATGCCGCTCCAGAGGTTCTTGAAGAACCCGCTGATCGGCCCCCAGTTTCGGATCACGATGTAGGCGATGCCGGCGACGGCAGCGACCGCGCCCACGAACCAGCCCCACGGCGTCAGCGCCAGTGCGCCGCCCGTGGTGGTCAGCACGGCGCCAAGGCCGGCGAGCTGGATGGTGAGGCCGCCGATCATGGCCGCGACGCCCAGGTCCAGGATGCCCTGCAGGCCGCCGATCATGCCGACGAACGTGGCCAGGCCCTCAACGACGGATCCGATGCCGGTGATGAACTTGGGCCAGTCGATCGACGTGAGCACGCCGGCGACCGTGGTCATCATGCTCCCGAGCGCGGTGGAGATCTTGCTCGCCCAGCGGTCCAGGGAGCCGTCCTGCTCCGCCCTCTGCAGCTGGTCCAGCCAGCCGGAGAGGATGCCCTTCGCGGTGTCGAACGCGCCCTTCTCACCGATCTTCAGCTGGAACTTGGTCCACCAGTCCCCGAGGTTCGACAGGAAGCCGTCGAACGTCCGCGACTGCCGGTCCATCGCGCCGGCGAAGCGGGAGTCGAAGATGCCCAGGAGCGCCTTGCGGATCTCGGCGGAGTTTTTCTTGGCCGTGACGGTGATGACCTTGCCGGCGCGCTCGTAGGTGAACGCCACCTGGTTGCCCTGGGCCTTTGCCCGGACCCCGAACTCCTTCAGCCGCTCGAACTCGCCCGTTTGGGCGTCGGCGAGCATCTCGACGGCGGCCATGACGTCCTTGCCCATGGCCGAGGCCGTATCGCCAAGGGTTCGCAGGGAGCCGTCCGCGGGGTCGACGCCGTAAGCCTTCAGCCGGACGAACGCCTCCATGACCTGGTCCACCTCGTAGGGCGTCTTGGCCGCGAAGGTGGTCACCCAGGACATTGACCGGCGGGCGCGCTCGGCCGAGCCCTCGATGGTGGTGAGGATCGACTCGAACCGCTCGAACTTGGCCGAGGTGCGGATCGCCCCGAACCCCATCGCGGAAAGGGCGGCTGTGATGCCGCCCGCCGCGAGAGAGAACGCTCGGCCGAGGCCAGTCCCCAGCTGCTGAGCCAGCCGGGTCCGCCTCGCCAGATAGTCGACGTCGTTGGCCGCTTCCCTGGTCGGGCCTTTCGCCCGGTTGAAGGCGCGGATGACCAGGCTGATGTTAAGATTGCTCACTGTCCCTGCTCAGCCGGTCGCCCTGGCGCGCCCAGAACAGCAGCTCCTCCAGCTCCATCGTCCGATAGGTCGCGATGAAGCCGGGGAAGACTGCCGCCAGGTCGCCTAGGAGGTTTGCCCAGTCGGTTGGCCACCCGGCAAAAAAGCCTGGAGGCCCTTCTGCAGCTCGGCCAGGTCCTCCAGCTCCAGCTCATCGATCACCCGGCGCGGCTGGCCGCTCAGGTGGGCGAGCATCGCCAGCTCCTTGTTGTTCTCGCCTTCGACGCCATCGACGGCGACCATGTCGCCGGCCTTCGGCTTGACCACCTCGATCTCGGTGATCGTCTCCTGGCGCTCGCCGGAGGGGCCTTTCAGCGTGATCGTGATCGGATGGACCAGGGTGTGCTTGAAGGTGGGGCGCAGCTTGACCGTCATCAGCTCATCTCCTCGGCCGGGCGGCCCTCGAACGTGACCTTGAAGGTCCCGTCGCTCTCGCTGATCGTGATCGTCTCGGTCACCCAGGCCGGGCTGATGACGTAGGTCTGGCCGGTGTCGGCCTCGAAGGTGACCGTGGCGTCATCGATCCGGCCCACCTCGGCGGCGGACGTGCCGACGCCCAGGTAGACCTCGCACTCGACCTTGGCCGGGTTGTCACCTTCGGAGAAGCCGGCCACGCCCAGCGCGCCCGTCTTGGATTCGCGGCTGACGCCGCCGAGATCGATGGTCGATCCCTTCTTGGTGTTCAGGACGCGGCCGTTCCACTTGATGACGGCGCGCCCCAGCAGCTTCTTAGCCATGCTTCAGGGTCCTTAGAGGCGGAACTGGATCTGCGCGGCGAACACGCGCAGCTGGTTGACCAGGTCAGGCGGGATGAGCGCGTTGAGCTGGTTCGGGTTCGACTGGTCGCGCTCCACCTTCAGGTCGGCCACGAACTGGTCGATGTTCTCGACCAGGCCGGCCGCCTCCCACTCGCGGAACAGGCTCACCAGCTCGGCGCGGGCCACCTTCGGGGTGATAACCGCCTGGCCCTCGCCGAAGTGGGTGCCGTCGTTGGCGAGCTTGTGCCGCGGGTAGCGCTGGGTGAACCGAAGGCGCAGGCTCCAGCGCAGGTAGCTCAGGGTGAGCGGCGTGTTCACGTCCAGCCAGGACGTGTCCGGCTCGCCGTTGGCGTCGGACTGATAGGTGGTGATCGGACGCTCGAGCAGCACGGCGCCGCCCTGGTCGACCACGAAGGTGGAGATCCCGTCCGCCAGGAGCAGCTCGCGCTCCGCCCGCGTGAACCGCTCGTTGACCTTGGGGGCCAGCAGGCCCGGCAGCTGCAGCGTCTGGAACGGCCGCGCCGGATCCTGGCCGGCCGCCTGCATCACGACAGCGGCGTAGGCGGCGGCCCATTCCCAGGGCGGGTTGGGGCCACGGTAGCCCAGGACGGTCTCGAACTTGCCGTTCCGGGCGGCGCCGAAGCTGGCCAGGTTGCCGTAGGTGTCGCGCTTGGCGGCGAACACCAGGCCGTCGAGCTGGCGCATCGGCCCCCAGCGGCTCTCCAGCTCGGTCTTGAGCAGGTTCAGGCTGGTGGTGTCGGTGTAGGCCGTCACGATCGCGTCGAACGGCTGGTCCCCGATGGCGGCGATCGCGGCGGTGAAGTCCGGATCGCCGGACCCGGCGACGCCCTCCGCGATCACGACAGTCACGCCGGCCGGCAGGCGGTCCTCCGGGTTGTGATTGACGCGAACGTCGATGCCGATCCCGGGCGTGCCCTTGTTCTTCGCGGTCACGGTGACGACGGCGGCCGCCGCGCCGGCGGTGGCCGGAATGTCCGTGTTGGCGTTGATCGCGGCGGCCAGGGCCGTGGCGATCGTATTGGCCGTGTCGGCCGCGGCGACCGCGACCTGGACCTTACGGCCGGCCACGTAGGCGGCGAGAGTCCCGGCGGCCGTCGCGGGGCCGCTCAGGGTGATCGTCTTCGTGGCCGCCACGCCGCCGCCGGCGTCGCTCAGGTCGTAGGCCCACACCTCGGCGTAGCGGTAGGCGTTGAAGAACGCCTTGGCCATGTGGGCGAGGATCGAGCCGGCGCCATACCAGGCCGCGGCGCTCTCCTTGCCGGTGAGGCGGCGCAGCTCGTTGGCGGCGACCGTGCCGGCGGCCAGGCGCGGACCGATCAGCAGCACGCGCGGCGTGCGGGTGGGCAGGCCCTGCTGGGCGCGCGAGGAATCGAACTCGACGTAGGCGCCGGGGGTGCGCAGGTCGATCGGGATGGAGTTGAACGAGATCATCGGTCGGATCAGTCCTTCTTGGCCGGCTTGGGAGCCTCGGCGGCGGTCTCGACCTCGACCACGTCGCCGTCATCGAGGCGGCGGCGCCAGAACGGGGTCACCTCGAGCAGCTCGCCGGAATCGGCCAGCAGCTCGCCGGTGTCCGGCTTGCGGACCCGGCAGCCCTCGGCGGGCTTCAGTTTCAGGGTTTCGGGCTGCGCAGGGCGCATTCAGGGGTTCTCCTGGGTGGGAAGGGTGACGCGGGTATTCGCGTCGGCAGTCGCGTCCGCCGGCAGCCCGCCCGTCACGTTGCCGTGCGGGGGAAGGTCCCAGTTGACGTTGAAGGTCTCGAAGTCGCCGATCCGCGGATCCGGGAACTCGACGTTCGGCTCCAGCTCCACCTCGGCGGTGAAGGCGACGGCGAACAGGCTCAGGTTCCGGCCCTTGGTGGAGCCGATGAACACCGGCTTGCAGTCGCCAATCACCAGGCCGTTCCGGATCGGCAGGCCGAAGTCCTGGCCCATGAGCAGGCCGGCGACGTCGACCGCGAGCTGATAGGAGCCCACCTCGAGGTAGTCGCCGCCCTCGCCGGCGCGCACGCCCAAGCGGGCGGCAGCGGCGTTGCGGACGTTCTGCGCCGCCACGATCACGTGGAACTGCAGCGCCACCAGCGCGCCGCCGTGGCTCAGGTCCTCGAGCTTGCGCCAGTCGCTGAAGGTGGTCCATGCGGCCGGCCAGGCGCGAACCTGCGCAGCCAGGTCCTCGTCCTGGACCAGCGGCAGGCTCTCGACCTGGCGGAAGGCGTAGCCGAGCAGGCCCTCCCGCTTCCCGGCCGCCGTCAGGTGGTCGATGACCGCTTGTTCGATCTTGCCGATCATGCCGCGGCCGCCTCGAGATACTCGATCGTCAGCTGGCGGACCTCGTCCTCGTCATCACCGCTGAGGCCGAGCGCCGGCCGGGCGGGCATGGTGACCGACCTGGTCGACACGAACGCGCCGTTGGCCAGGCGGAAGGCGAGCGAGCGCGCCGCGCGCGGCGTGATCTCTCCACCGTGGTGGTGGATCCGCGCCCGGGGGTCGTTGGAGCCGATCTCCACGCGATCGGACTTGGCGTCGTCGGTGTAGCTGTCGCGCAGGAGTCCGCGGTCGACCAGGGTGACCCCGCCGGTGAGCTGGGCGCGAAGGGAAGGCTTCCAGGGGCGGCCCTCGGGCGTGCGCTGCTCCTCGAACCGGTGGCGGACGGCGTCGCGGACGTAGCCGCCGATATTGCGCATCAGCGGCAGCAGGTCGCCGGCGGCCCCGACCAGGTCGCGGAACCGGCGCTCGGTGCGAGCGAGATCCTCGGAGGTGATGACCAGGGCCAGCATCAGAACCCCTTCATCCGTTCGCGGGTGAAGATCTGCGGCTGGCTCTCGATCGCCACCACGCCCTCGCGGGCGGACGGCTCAGGGGAGCCGCCCGGGAGGGCGTCGATCGGCAGGGCGACCTCACCCTTTGCGATCCCCTTGAGCGTGCGGATCGCGTCTTCGTAGCGCTTGCGGACCTCCTCGCTGGCCTGGTCGGCGAACAGCTTGAACCGCGCGATCTCCGCGCAGAGCTGGACCAGGAGGGGCGGGAACGGCGCGGCCAGGGGCAGCCGATACTTGGCGCCCACGTAGCCGTCGATCAGGTCGGTCGCGTCATCCAGGGCGAGCTGCGCCACGGCCTGGTCGACCTCGTCGGACGGCGGCATGGCGCGGTCCGTGAGCTGCACCAGCTCGCGGCGGCCGTAGCGCGTCTCCAGGTCATCGATCGTGGCGTAGGACATTGCGTCGCCTTGGGGGTGAGAAGGTCCGGGCCGGCCGGTTCTCGGCCGGCCCGGGGTAGGCTCCAGGACTAGGACTTGGCCTTGCCCTTCGACGGCTTCGGCGTGTTCGCCTTGCCGTCCAACGCGGCCTCGGCCGGGGGACCGTTCCCGCCGGCGTCGTCGGCCGCACCGCCCGATTCACCGGGGGCGGTTTGCTTCGCGGCGGCCAGGTCCGCCTCGAGCTGGGTGACCCGCGCCGTCCAGGAGTCGACGGTGTCGGTCATTTCGGCGGCGTGGAGATCCTTCAGCTCCTGGATCTCCTGCGCGTGGGCCGCCCGGACCTGTTCCAGCTCCTGGGCGTGGGCGTGGGCGAGACGTTCGATCTCGAGGCGGAGCGCCTCGAGGCCGTTCTCGTCACCCTCGGTCGGCGGCTTGCCGGCGAGGCCCGCTCGCTGTTGCGCCAGCTCGAGGCGGGCGGCCTCGCGCAGGACCTCCGGCACGGGAACCCAGCGGGACCCGTCGCCGGCCGGCTCCTCCACCTCCACGGCGAGCACGGGCTCGGCCAGGAGGCGGAGGCGGTTCGCCGGCGAGATCTCGTCCTGGGCGACCTCCAGCCAGGTGGCCGTGGAGGTGAACTCCAGGCCGGCCCGGCGGAAGGGCGCGCGGCTGCTGCGGAAGCGGACCCGCATCAGTCAGGGTCCACGACCAGGGGCGAGCTGAGGATCTCGACGTCCTTGTAGAACTCGTTGTCGGATCCTTCGACCTGCGCCCGCTCGAGCAGCCGCTTGGCCGCGCCGCGGTTGTTGGCGCCGACCACGATCAGGTCGGGGGTCAGGTTGAGCGGCCGGCCGCCCTCGCCGAACTGCTGCTGGATCGCCTTGTAGGCGGCCTCGTAGTTGGCGGCGTTCAGCTCGGCCCGCGAACAGAAGATCATCTGCGGGAAGCCGTAGCCGACGTTGCACCGGCCGCGGGTCCCGTAGAGGAACTCGTCCGTGCGGAAGACGGTCTCGCTGTCCAGGTTGGTCAGGACCTGGAACTCGATCTTCTCGCGTTCCTGGTAGATCAGCGGCTTCAGCGGCCGCTTGGTCACCATCAGATACCAGGGCTCGCCGGGGCCGTCCTGGTAGTTGGCCCAGACGGCCGGCTCGCCCTTGGAATCGAACGCCGGGTGCTCGGTGTCGAAGAAATTCTGGCCGTCGAAGCACGGGGTGGACGTGCCCTTGGCCAGGGCCTCGAACACCAGGCGGTCCGGCAGCTCGGCGCCGGTCTGGCCGAGATCCTCGAGGAACGGCGTGAAGATGCCGACCTGGTCATCCGCGATGTCGTCGCGGCTGATCTTGTAGGAGCCCTCGAACTTGCGGTTCTTGATCGAGTAGTCCGAGGTGGTCAGCGAGCGGAACACCCGGTCGCCGATCCACTCGCGCATGGAGGCGAGCTGGCCGAGCCAGCCGTATTTCTCCTCGCGGGTGGTCGACGGGACCTTGGTGGCCAGGCGCGGCCACACGGGCGTGTAGGCTCCGAACGCCTTCTGGAAGGCCGCTTTGAAGCCGGTGAAAACCGCCGAAACGAGGGCGACGGTCAGGACGATTGCGCGGGACAAGTGCGGCGCTCCTAGAAGCTGATTTCGACGTAGCCGCGGACGGCTCCGGCGGTGGCGAAGGCGGCCGAGGGGCTCACCTGGATGCGGCCGCCGGCGGCGACCACGGTGGAGGCGTGCGCGTGGGTCGGCTCGTCGGAGACCACGGTCCCCTTGGCTGCGCCGTCCGCGAACGTGAGGGTGAGGCCGTCCACCGGCGTGGCGCCGACCAGGAAGGTCACGTCGCCGCCGGTGGTGATGGCGGTCTGGACGATCCCCTCGGCCCGGGTGATGGCGCCAGCGACCGGCGAGACCAGCTCGATCGACGTCGGGGCGAGCAGCTCGGTCTGCGGGATCTCGAACGGGATTCGCAGGCGGCGCGGCGCGGTGTTGCGGCCTACGGCCACCCACACGCCCTCGGAGTCGACGTCCACGATCTCGCCGGCGATCGGGCGGTTGCCGTTGCCGATCGTCCTGGCGACCGTCTGGTCATCGACCACGAAGGCCGGGTTGCCGACGTCGGCCAGGGTGATGGCGTCGCCGCCGCCCGAGTTGGCGAAGGCGATCGCCTCGCCGCGGTCGATATCCACGCGGACGTCGCCGTCGCCGGCTCCGCCGGTGGCGGAGGCGGCCGCGATGCCGATGACGCGGGTCGCGTCCAGGTCGGCGCGCGACGTGGCGACCAGGGCGGCCGCGGCCACGCCGGCCTTCAGGGCGACCAGGCCGTTTTGCCAGATTTGCGCGCCGGCCTTGACCGGGGCGTTCAGGATCCTGGCGTCCTTCGAGGTGCGCTTACGCGCGGCGGTCAAGGCGGTCATCAGAGACCCTCTTTCTTGGCGGCGAGGTAGACGTCCTCGGCCAGGCCCATCTGCGCGCAGACGGCCTTGTCCTCGGCGGTGAGAGTGACCTCAGCGGCCTCCTTGCCGCGCTGGCCCTCGCCGGGCTCCAGCACGACAGGCGCCTTGCCGGCGAACTCCTCGAACTTGGCGGGGTCGGCGGTGTGCTGGGCGATCGCCCAGTCACGCAGCGCCGGGATGAGGCGGCCTTGCTCGATGAGCCGGTCCACCGCCGTCTCGGCCTTCTCCCTGGCGCGATCGTCCTGCAGGGCGTTCAGCTGGGTCTGCAGGGCGATGACCTGGTCGGCCGGGACGAACTTGGCCGGGTCAGGGTTGGCCGGATCCTTGGCCTTGGCCTGGGCCGACTGGACGGCGGTGAGCACGTCCTGCGGCTTGGCTTCGGCCGTGAGGCCGGCGGCCAGGGCGATCGCGGACACCTGGGTCCGGGCCGCCTGGGCCGAGTTGACCGCCGCCATGATATCGGCGTCGGTCGCGTTCTCGTCCAGGCCGAGAGCCTGGATCAGAGCGTCTCTGTCCATAAGGTTTCCTTGGGGGTTGGGGACGTCTTGCTGGGCCGCGACGGCGGCCAGCTGGAGGTTGGGCGCGTTCACCAGGCCGGCGCGCAGGATGACGCCGACCACGCCCTTTTGGTTGTGGGTGAACACGGGGCTGAGGTAGCGATACTCGCGGGCCTCGAGGCGAGCCTGGGCGGCGGGCGTCCACTCGACACGGGCGTAGATCCCGTCGTCGCGGACCTGGAACTCCTTCATCCAGCCGGAGGCCGGTGCCGTGCCGCCCACGTCGGGCTTCACGCCGAAATCGGTCTGGTGGTCGTAGTCGATCACCGGGTCCGCGCCGCGGTGGTAGGCCAGGGTGGCGGCCACGACCTGCTGCGCGTGCGCCTTGTCGCGGATGATGTAGGGGCCGCGCCCGTCCTTGCCGTCGAAGCGGCCGATCGGGACCAGCTGAACCCATTCGGCCGGCGCGCGCTCGGGGGCCACTGCGCCGAGAAAGGCGCAGACCGCGACGCCGGCCTGGAGTTGGGACTTGGACACTAGAAAAACCCCCGGTGAGGGGGCCAAAGTCCAACGTCCTGGCGATGCGAATAAGGGTGAAGGACTTCACCCCTAGAGCGGCCCGCCTAGAGCTGGTCCGGCGCCCTCTGTCGGCTGCCGGCGGCGGATCCCGAGCGGCTGATCTCTGCGCTCACGAATCCCTTATCCAGCGTTCAGCGGTCCCTGAGAAGGCCCTAAACGACCGGCGGCCAGGCCCGGACCCCTACGGTCTCGAGGCGCGCCACGACTGCCGGCGACGTCCAGACTCGCCAGCTCCTGGCGAACAGGTCGACCGCCACGCCCTCGCCGAAGTATCGGCGGACCAGGATGGGCCGCCCGTCCTCCCCCTGGTCCCACGCGGTGCGGATCTCGCGCGGCGACCGAAGCGCCCGTGCGACCTCGGGCAGGCGACCGGCCAGCTCAGCCTGCATCTCCGCGGGCTCGCCGGAGGCGTCCAGGAACAGGCCCGGCCCCACGGCCAGGCCGAACCCCAGCTGGTCGACGTGGATCCGGGTCTCGCCCTCCTCGAGCTGGAACTCCTCCAGGAAGGCCGCGACGGCGCCCGCGCGGTCGGCCTGGTCGGCGGCGGCGTGCGTTGCCTTGCCCTCGATGCCGGGGACGGGCCGCGGCGACAGGCTGCGCAGGTAAGCCTTGCCCACGTTGTAGTCGAAGCCCGGGTCTATGCCGCGCTCCACGGTGCCGCGCTCGCCCGTGCGCGGGTTGGTGAACGGAACTTGCTCAAAGGCGGCCGGCCGCCCGGTGACCGACCAGCCCCGGCGCTTCAGCGTGCGCTCGTTGAGCTGGATGACGGTGCAGCGGCAGCGGAACCCGCAGGGCGGGTAGTGGGTGTCCCACCACGGATCGTCCGCCGGCAGGACGGTCCCATGCCAGGCGCGGTGCTGTGGCCTGGTGCGGCCGTCCATGACCGCGGTGTAGCGCAGGTAGGGCAGGGCGCCCTTGGTGGCCTGTATCCGCTCCCACCGACCGGCCTGGTAGGCCATGCGCAGGTTGGTCTCGTAGATCACCTGCAGGCGGCGCGGCGAGCCGAGCTGGACCTCGCGCTCCTCGCCGGTGAGCGGGTCGACCATGTTCCGCCGGCCCCACCAGCCCTGAGCCTCGAGCAGCGGCCGCAACTCGCGGACGAACCGGTCGATGGTGGAACCCTCCGCGATCGCCCGGTCCAGGGCCTCACGGATCGTCTGCAGGATCTCCGGCGCCATGGCCTTGGCCACGGTGAAGGCGCGGACGTGCTCCTCGCGCCAGACGTCGCGCCAGTCGAACCCGATCTCGTAGCCCTTGGCCCGGAAGTAGGCGATGGCCTCCTCCGGCGGCAGCGGCCGCAGCTCGATCTCCGCCATGGCCTAGACCCAGTTGAGCGTGCGGTAGGTGGCGGTGGCGTCGGCGTAGGTGGTCCCGAGGCCGCCCTGCAGCTGGGCCATGTAGTAGATATCCGCCTGGGCGCCGCGCAGGTTGCGCTGCCCGCCCTTCAGGAGGCCGGTTCCGATATCCACCCTCACCCGGTTGGTGGCGGTGCCGATCACCCGCACCGGGTAGCCGGTGACGGTGCTGAGGGCCTCCACGCGCGAGCCGGGGAGCACGGTGCAGGTGTCCCAGCCGGTGCCGGCGACGTTGCCAGTCCGCAGGTAGATGGCCTCGCCTTCGGTAGCGACGATGTTCCCGCCGACCTGGATGGATCCGACCTTCTGGTATTGGGTCTGGATCCGGACGCCCAGCCGGGCCTTGCCGTTCACGTCCGGCAGGTGGATGGAGCTGATCGGCCACTGACCAGGCGCGGCGCTGGTCGCCGCATCCTCCACGTCGATCACCAGGCGGCTGCTGGAGTCGCCGCTCACCCGGGTCGAGCCGATGTAATAGGTCGACGGGTTGTCGTCCCCGTCGCCCCCGTGCTGGATCCGGAAGCCGGCCCAGCGGAACGATCGCGTGTTCACCAGGGACACCGACAGGTGGCTCCCCTGGAAGATGTTCCCGTCGCCGGAGCCGAAGCCGTTCGGATCGCCCTCGTCGTTGATCTGGCCCACCACGACGTCGACCACGCCAGGGTGGCAGTCGAACCCGCCGTCCAGGCAGCCCTGGCCGGTGACCAGGCCGATCGTGACCCGCCGCGCCAGTTGCTTGAAGGCGGAGATCCCCGCGCCCGCCGTCCAGACGTGCCGACTGTGGATGCCGGTGATGTCCGTTACCGTGATGTTGGAGGATCCGCCGCTGGCCAGCACGTAGCCCGTGCCGGGCGCGTTGCAGCGAATCCCGCGGACGCCGCTGAGCTGGGCGGAGAACAGGTTGTAGAAGCCGAAGCCGCGGTCCGCTGTGTCCTCGGCGACGATCCGGTCCGCCTTCAGGTGGCGCAGGTGGATGGCGATGATGCCGGCCTGCGCGGCCGCCAGGCCGGCGCCCTTCACGTAGACGTCGCTGATCTCGGCTTCCTGGGTCGCGTATTTGCGGACCGTCATGCCGGCGATGGCGTATTTGCCGTAGAGCGGCGACATGAACACCAGGTAGCCGGCGGTGCCGGCGCCCGGCCGGATCGTCAGCAGGACGTTCTTGACCTCGCTGCGCTGTCCCAGGGTGGAGCCCCAGGCGGACCAGCTCGTCCCCTCGTGGAGGATGACCGGGTCGAACCGGGAAAAGGCCGTGACGTCCGGAACCCAGACGGCGTGGTCATCGCGGCGATAGGCGGCCGCGTTGGTCCGGTTCAGGGCGGCCGCGGTCGTGTAGCTGTTGACCAGGCCAGCCGCGAGGGTGACGCGCTTGAACCACACCATGGTCCCGGCCGGCGCGCCGCCGGCCGGCAGCGGGTTGGCCAGGTTGAGAGTCGCGGTGCCGACCGGGGCGGCGAGGGTCGTTTCCCAGTAGGTGCCGTCCGGCATGGTGAGGATGACCGCGTCACCCACCTGCGGCTTGGCGTTAAAGGTGCTGTCGGTCTGGCAGCTGATCGCGCTCGTGCCCGCGGCCGCCGTGGCGATCACCGTGGTCTTGAGCATGTCCGCGATCGTGACGGACTCGCTGGTGGCGCCCTCCTGGAGCGTGACGGTGTCGCCGGTCTGGAAGGCGAAGGGGGCCGCAAGCTGGATCGAGCTGGCGGCCGCGGCGGCCGGGGCCGCGAGGGGCGAGCTGGGCGTGAGCGGCGTCTGCTTGGGCCAGGAGGCGTGCCAGATATCGTCGCCGGTGATGAGCAGCGCCGCCTTGGCCGTCCCGCCCGTCGCGTAGGACGTGCTGGTGGTGACGTCCCGCGCGTCGACGCGCATCCGGCAGAACCGGAGCGGCATGAACACGCCGCTGTTGACCTTGTATGTCCGGCCCTCGCCGTCGAAGGTCGCGCCCTTGGCGTCGCAGTAGGCTTTCAGCTTGGAAAGCGCGGGGGCGTCGTTGGTGACGCCGTCGGCCGCGGCGTCGACGTCCTTCCGCCGGACCACGTTCTCGTCCAGCTCCCACCACTGCCCGTCCGCAGACCGCAGGCGCAGCTCGTGGGCCGGCTGGGCTTCCACCCGGGCGTAGGCGCTGCCGCCGACCACGATGCTGGCGAGCGCGACCGGGATGGCCGCTGCGGCCGCGGCCGCCTTGGAGGCGAAGTGCGACCGCGCCTGGTCGATGAAGTCCGCGATCTTCTCGAGCGTGTTCCGGTCCACGGGCGCCGCGCCGCGCAGACCGTCGATCACCGCCTGGTCGCCCATGAGGCGCGCCTCGGCCTCCTCCTCGAGCGCGAGTGCAGCCGCCTCGTCGCCAGCGGTGATCGCCTCGCTCAGCTTCCGCAGGGTGTCGCGCGCCTGGTCTACGCCGTCGCGCAGCAGATCCACCGGGCCGGACAGCAGCCAGTCCGCGAAGTCCTCGTCCGTGATCTCCGGATCCACCACGCCGGCGTCGATCGCCACTTGCTTGGCCGAGCGGCCCCGGCCGCCGATCGCCCGCAAGGCGACGGACCTGGTCGTGGCGCTGGCCTGGAAGACGAACCGCACCGGCGAGCCGTCGCCGGGGGCGGCGACAACCGGCGGCGTGACACTCGGGTCCCCGGCGGTGCGGACCGCGAAGGTGACCGGGTCGAACACACGGACCCGCCCGTCCTCGAGCAGCTCGTATACGACGTGCTTGAGATCCGCAGACTTGGCGCCGGCCGGGAGCAGCCCCTTGGTGACGTCGCCGGTCAGCGTGAACCGCAGGAAGGTGGCCCCGTTCTCGGTGACCACCTCGCCCGCCGCCTGGGCCTTCACCACCTGATTGGCGTTGAAAACCTGCTGGACGAACGACCGCCCGGAAAGGTCCTCGTCCTGGTAAGGTCCGCTAGGGCTGGACGGCGCCTGGAGTTGCAGCTCGAGCACGGCGACCTCGCCGGCGTAGACCAGGGCGGTCAGGTTCGAAGCATAGATCGTGCGCAGGAGCTGGGGGTCGCTCACGCCTCATCCTCCGGAACGGTGCTCATGCCGACCAGGCCGGCCACCCGGGAGGCGAAGGACGCCCGCGCCAGGTTGTCGGCCAGCTCCTCCACGCGGACGTCCGCCAGCGCCTCGAGCAGGACCTCGCGGGCCTCCTCAAGCGAACTGCAGGCGGCCAGGCGCTGCTCGAGCGGGGCCAGGGCCGGCTCGATCATCGGCGCCCAGTCGGCCAGGGCGACGGCGGAAAGTCGGTCGATCGGGTCAGCCGGAGCCGCCGCGGGGGCGCTGAGGGCGCTAAGAGCCGCTAAGAGCAGCCCAGGACGGGGGGCCGCGCCCACCGTGACGTGGCGGGTGGTCTCCTGGCCCTCCTGGCCCTTCCCTGCGGCTTTCGGATCGCCCTGGTCCTCATCGTCCTCCGGGTCCACAGGATCGGCGCCCTTGCGCGCTTTTTCGGGCTCGGCAGCGGCCTCCTCGGTCGGCGCGAGCGCCGCCGGCTGGCGCGGGGCAGTCAGCAGCTGCTCCCCGTCCTTCGGCTCGGGCGCCCGGACGAGGCTGCGCGCCCACGACTCGGAGATCCGCACGCCCAGCGGGACCAGGCTGGTGACCGCCGACACCGTGGCCTGCAGGTCCACGGCTTCCTCGCGGCCGATGACGGCGCGCGGGTAGACCGTTTGCGGGCCGTAGTTGAGATCCACCAGCGGGCGGATGAGCTGCTGGTTGAGCGTGGCCGCGAGGAGCTTGGCGTCGGCGCGCTCGATATCGCCGCGGACGTCGTTGTGGACCGTCCCCTGGGATCCGCCCAGTCCGCCGGCCGTCGC